TTTTTCAACATCTTGAGCAATAACACCTACGTCTGTTTTGCGCATAAAATAACCATCTTCTCCACCTTTGGAATCAATAAATGATTGTTTCCAATCAAAAAGAACACCATTAAGGTTTTGTACTTTATCCATTGGAGAGGATATGTTGTGAATATTTTCTTTGAGTGAGACATCGGAAGAATAAAAAGCAGTAATATCATTTGTTGCTCTTATCTCACCACTTGTTCCTGACGCTGCGGTTGCAACACCAAGTGAATCAAATTGAACGTCATTACCTGTATCTAATGATAATGATGCTCTAGCAGTTGCACCTGTTTCTAAAACAAAATTAGAACCATCACCAACAATAAAACCACCATTGGTCACTGCGAGTCCCGCTACATCTTGAAGTTGTGCATCTAATCGAGCGTTAGCAATTGTACCTGAAGCAACGTTGGAAGCGTTTAAATTTGTTAAGTTAGCTCCTGATACGTTAGGAAGCGTTCCTGTTTGAGAACCTAAATCTGTGGAAGAAGCAATCTCTACATTAAAATTTGAAGAACCATCACAAAATACAGTTGTTTTTGCTCCTTGTGTAATAGCAATACCATTGGCTGTATGTCCTGTTGCTGCGATAGTTAAAGTTTGAGAACCTGATGTGTTATTAAAAAAAGTATATTGACTCTCAACAGCAGGAATAAATACAACTATATCCCCTGTAAGAGCACCTGTTAATTCTATTGTTTTATTGGAAGCCTCAGCAGTATCGGAAGCGTTTGCAGTTGAAAGAGTGATATTGGAAGAACCCGCTACAGATTTAGCCAAATAACCTGCTGAAAATGCATCTATTACGTCTAAATTATTATTAGTATTTGTGCCCCATGTGTTGGCGTTTGCGCCTGTCTCCATGAGCTCTAATTTAAGTCTATCTGAAAATGTACTTGCCATGTTTTTACCTCACTAAAATATATCTTTTTTTGTTATTCAAGCAACACTTTTTATGCTGCGTCTACCCCTGTCCAAGTATTACTTGCACCTGTTACTACATTTGCCCAAGGTGTGGCAAACGGATTTCCTGTGACTATCGATAAGTCAAGTCCTGTTACGTTAACAATAGCTCCACCTGTAGCCGTTGCTGTTCCTGCTGCAAAACTCATGGCAACTGTGGAAACACTTACAATTACACCAGTTCCTACCTCTACTGTTTCTGTACCTAAAGCAGAGGTCATTGAAACTCCTGTAGGTTGTACAAGAGCATCTGCCTCTGCCACAGCAGTTCCAAGTGCAGAAGTCATTGTTACTGGAACAGGATCTACTTGTGTAAATATTTCAATAGTAGGAGTTCCAATAGCAAAGTCTAATTGATCGGAAGGTGCAATAACTGCAACACTTCCCTCACCAGAAACAGTCGCTCCTGATAAAGCTACACTTACTAATTGACTATCTAAAGTAACAAGAGATGTTCCTGTTTCAGTTGTATCACCTAGAGCACTTGTCATCTCTAAGCCTGTCACAGAAACTATGACACCTGTACCTACTTCAACTGTAGGAGTGCCTAGGTCCGTGGACATCGTCACACTTGTGACGTTAGTAATAAATTCTATATTCTCATTCCATGCAAAAGATCCCCATGATCCTCTTCCCCAACCTGCATCAACGGTTCCTGATGCGGTTTCAGTTCCTAAACCAAATGATGTGGATAAACTTCCGAGAACAACGCCCGCTCCTTCACCTACTGTGACTCCAGATAATTGTGTTTGAAAAGAAACGCCTGTTGGAAAATAAACGTTTTCAGGTTCACCAATTGCAGTGCCTAAAGCAGAAGATACTTGTAATGAATCTAATGTGACTAAACAATCAGCTACGACACTTTCCGTGCCTAATGCTGTTGTAGTCGATAACCCAGTAACAGATACCGTGATCGAGCTTTGTTGGCCCCAAAAGCCTTCGCCCCAATTATTTTCACCCCAAGCATCTGCCATGGTAATGCTCCTCTAAATTAAGATAATCTTAATATAGCACTTGAAGCATCATTAGTTGGGAATGCGATTGTGAATGTACCGTTTGTTGATGTCTTTACACTTCCGAAATCAAGAACACAAATAGCTGCGTTTGTATTAGCTGATGATCTATTATAGATCAAAGCTGCTTGAGCAGATATTGTTGCTGATGTAAAACTTGCGTTTGCAAAATCAACAAATGCTGTTGAAGCTGTTGCGCTAGTTGCTGTTAAGCCAATGGTTGGACTTGTTAAAGTTATACCACCTGCTGCGTATGTTCCTGAATTACCTACTTCGTTTGTTGCGGAATAGGCTGTTGTGTTTCCATTTAAAGTTACAGAATTTGTGTACAGAGCGAGATTGATTGTATCGTTATCAATATCATGATCGCCTGCTAACAGTTCTTTTTTAAATGAAGCACAGACTGCTTGATTTATTGCCATTTTTTAGTTACTCCCTTATGGTGTTAGCGATTTCATCGGAATGCGTAACACACCATTTTGATACTCATCCCTACGTTTACGACCCATTTGCTCTTGTGCAAAATCTTGCAGAGCTACTTGGTATTTACCTTCGTATAATTGCATATCTTGTGGGTTTTTCAAGTAAGAAAAAGCCTCCGATAAAGTTCCAAATAATAGAACTTCAGGAGCGTTATTAGACAAAAATGTTGTGGTGGAGGTTGTTCCTGAACCATTCCCTAATCTTTCGGCTGTTTCATCATACCACATCTCCACTGTATAAGCTACATTTGGAGTAGGAGCTACAATCAAGGTTGTTGCGTCCCAATTACCCCAATACTTGGGTTGCCCTGTAAAATTTGTATCTGTCGTGGATCTTTCTACCGAATATTCGTCCATAAAAGTGGCATCTCTTTGCTCTAACCAAGTTCTTGTTCCATCATCAGCTACGATTTGTAAGGCTCTAGCAAATCTAAATCCACCTTCTGGACCACTGACATCTAGAAAAGCATTATTAGCTTCAAAGGTTGTAGTGGCATATCTTCTTTGATCATCAGAATCTAATTGTCTAGCTACTTTATTTTCTATGTTAATTAAAAAAACATTAATCACAGAATTAGACAATACATCACTTGTTACTTCTGTGTAATTTCTTACATTATCTAAAAGTTCTGAATAATTCATGATATCTCCACTGTCACTTTACCAACACTTGAACCAATAATCAATGCTCTACTTGGTTCAGACGGTTGCATTCCATTTGATTCAAAAGATGAGTCTCCTGAAGCTCCAACAAAAACAGTCATAGGTTCTTGTCTCGCTGGTCTAGTCCAAGGTAAAGCTTGTGCATCAGCACTATGAAAAGAAGGGTCTAATTGAGGGTGCTTAGTTTCAAAACACTCAGGACATGTCATCAAACCATTCCACTCTTCTTGTAATTGAGCAAACTTATATTGTTGACCACATCTATCACAAAGAGCAACAGCATATTTACCTGTAGCAAAGGTAGCCATGTTATGAACCGTTTATGAAATAGTTTTGAGGAACTAAATGAACAGATGCTCTTTGTCCGTCTTCGGTGAGAGCTCTCTGTAATTCATCTTCATAATATAATTTTAAAGATTGAGTCATTTGAGGGTTTTTCTTTTGCGATAAATAAAAAGCTAAACCTGAAACCATGCAAGGAAGAAATCTAAAAGGAGCGTCAGGTTGATTTGTATAAGCTCCAGCGTCTTGTATCCTGCCTATGTAGTTATAATTAATTTGAGTATCTGTTGTATTAGGTGTTTGATAAAGATTAATTTGAACGTTAGACAAATTTCTCTCGACATAATACTGCGTCGGTTGACCTTGAGAAAATTTGTTAGGAATCGCTTGATACTCTGATCGTGATATTTTAGTCATAGTAGTGTCAGTTGTTGTGCCACTTGATATTTGTCTAAAAGTCATTTCTAAAACATCACTTGCATCACTTGGAGCAGTATAGGTAGTTGTGCCTGCTGTTAAATTAGCAGTTTCATTTTCTACTTTCCATAAATGAATACCTCTGTTCATCCACTCTTGAAAAAGAATATTTAAACTTCTTCTAGCTGATTTTAAATCATAGCCTGAACGTGTTTCAACGCCACATCTTTCGTAAGCGTCTTCTACAACGTCATCTATATCTAAATTAAAAGTAGTTGTACCAGAGGTAGCCATATTATTTTTTCATCATTCCGCCGCCACGTTTTTTGGCCATGCCACCACCACGTTTTTTCATCATCATGCCACCACCACGTTTTTTGGCCATGCCACCTTTTTTCATTACTTGTTTCTTTTTTGCCATCATGACTTTACTCCTTTTTTAAAAAGTTTTTCGTACGTATTTTGCCTTTCAGCTACTACTTCATCGTAGTATTGCTTAGGCCATTTCTTATAATAGCCTATCTTGTGTAGTTTGCAACTTGCATCATACAGTTGTTTAAATTTTTGTATAAGCATCATAGAATATTCTAAGTCACCATGTTTTACAGGTTCCTCAGTGGGGTCACAAAGAAAAGCTTCACTATCAGGATCAGCAGGTGTTTCAGGATGAAATCCCATAAAGTACACATCTCTTCTGTTATAGGTTTTATTATAAA